AATGCCTTATCAGCCTCTCTAACATCTTTGTTTTATCCATAATCTGCATATAAATCTACACTTTGTGGATAAAAATATCCCCAAAAGCTTTGTTAGTATCTACAATTTGTTTATCTTTGCAGCGTGTTTAAGAATAAACGCGCGGCCAAAGATAGTGAAAAAGGCCGAGAATAACGAATTTTTGCAATTAAAGAATATGAACGATACAGAAATAAAGGAGTGGCAGACGCAGAGCGTGAAGCACAAGGTGGCAATGGTCCTGATAATGGATGGTGTTAGTTTCAGCTACACTGAAGAGGATGGCATTGTATTTACAGCACCTGAATGTTATGTGGCGAGATTGGTAAGACGGCTGATGTCCTGCTACGGATGTAGCGTAAGGCCGAAGATAAACGAGGTAAAATGATTGCAGGATAACACGGAGCCCCTGGGTGCTGCACTGGATAGTCAGCCGCCGCACTGGATAGTCGGCAGGGGCGGCCTCGGATGACGGCGGGAAAGACCGCAGGAGTGGCAGGTTTGCCATGTGCTGGATAGCCATGTGGGGTTCGACTCCCCTACACTCCACGAACAAAAGTAATAACGAACTAAAAAACAGAGGACAATGAAAAGAGTGATAACAGTAACCCGCTCCCAGCGGGAGTTTTTGGCAAAGGCCTTCGGTGTGACGAAGGAGATGGTGAGCTACGCATTGAACTTTCACCCAGTGAAGGGTCAGAGCGACCTGGCAAAGAAGATACGTAGCCTTGCCGTTCAGCGTGGCGGTTTTGAGTTGGTGACGGCTCCTGCGAGCGAGGTGGTGCATGACGCAGACAACATGATGCGCCAGCACTTCGAGAACGGCTGGATGTGGGAAGGCGACAAGAACACGGGCGTACTGGAGTTGAAGGACGAGAAAGGCGACGTGGTGGAACGCATCGAGCACGCCGGGTTTACAGACATCAAGACCGTGCAGGAGAAGGTGGAAGCCATGTGCTGCGCCACTATGTAAGGAGAGAACCGCAAGAAGGAAAACAAAGACAAAAGGAAATGGAGTACTACAACAAGATATTGTGCGTGACGTTTGCCGAGCTGACGGGCGGCAGAGACCCCGTGATGAAGGCGAACACGCTGAAATGCAACGTGCAACGCTGCAACATAGCGTGTGCACGTCGTGGCGGCGGCGAGGGGACTCAGGCACTGTATGTATGGAGCAGTATTCCGGAGAAGTACAGACGGCGGTTTGTGGCGACATACGGCGACCCAGAAGAAAAGATGCGAGAGGCTATGACAAAGGCAAGCATAAAGATAGATGCGAAGGCGCGTGAGTATTACGAAGCCTACACCTATATGGACAAGGACGGGCAGGAACGCCACCTGACGGAGAAGATGATAGAGGAATATACCATCAACGCTTCGGTGCTTGGCGAGCTGGAGAAGATGGCGGCAAGACGCCAGGCCATCCGCAGCAGTCTGAACGCTCCGATGTCGGGTGCGTGGGACTTGATACTTGACAGTTCGGAACGTATGCGCGAGAGCTACGGCCACACGCTTCCGGGCACATTGGCGCGACTGAAGACGCGACTGAAGGCTTGGAAGGCCGATGGCTACCAGAGCGTGGTGAGCGGCAAGCTGGGCAATTCCTCGGCACTGAAGATAACCGGTGACTTTCTGAAACTGATTGTGGCTTTGAAGCGCAGCAAGGTGCCGGTGTACACCGACGCGCAGCTGTTTGAAAAGGCGAACGAGACAGCCGAGGAAAGAGGCTGGAAGCCGATAAGAAGCCTGAGCGGTATGAAGAAATGGCTGAACAGCCCTGCGGTGGAGCCTTTATGGTATGACGCCGTATATGGCGAGCAGGCTGCGCGTCAGCGTTACGGCAGAAAGCACAAGACGGCACTTCCGACACGCAGGGACACGCTATGGTATGGTGACGGCACGAAGCTGAACCTTTACTATAGGGACGAGCAGGGCAAGGTGCGGACGACCCAGGTGTATGAAGTGATCGACGCAATGAGCGAGGTGCTTCTGGGCTACTGCATCAGCGACACAGAGGACTATGAGGCCCAATACCACGCCTACCGCATGGCAATCCAGAAGAGCGGCCATAAGCCTTATGAGATTGTTTATGACAACCAGGGCGGCCACAAGAAGCTGGACTCGGACGGCTTTATCGGGAAGATTTGCCGCGTACACAGACCGACACAGCCCTACAACGGTGAGTCGAAGACGATAGAGAGCGTGTTCGGACGGTTTCAGGCTCAGGTGCTGCACAAGGACTGGCGCTTCACGGGTCAGAACGTGACGGCGAAGAAGGCGTCGAGCCGCCCGAACGTGGAGTTTATCGAAGCCAACAAGGACAGTCTGTACACTCTGGAGGAGCTGAAAGATGCCTATGCCGCAGCCCGTAAGGAATGGAACGAGGGTTTGCACCCTGCGACCGGCGAGCGCAGGATAGACATGTATGAGAAGAGCGTGAACGAGGAGACCCAGGAAGTGACGCTGCACGACATGGTGGACATGTTCTGGGTGTTTACGAAACGCATGGCTACGTTCACGGACCAGGGCCTGCAGGTGACGATCAAAGGCGAGAAGCGGCAGTACGAAGTATGCTCATCGCCCGGCGTACCCGACCACGAGTGGCGAAGGAAGCACACCTACGAGCGTTTCATCGTGGCTTACGACCCTTACGACTTTGCAAGCATCAGACTCTATACAAAAGGCACAGACGGCTCGCTGCGCTTTGAGCGGACGGCAGAACCCTACATACTGATACACCGCGCCCTGCAAGACCAGCAGGGGACGGACGATGCGAAGTTCATCCGCCAGGAGCAGGAAGCCAACCTTCAGGACCGCATAGAGCGGACTGTGGCCGGCCGGACGATAGCCGCCGAGCATGGCACGGACGCGGAGCAGCAGGGTCTGCACTCGCCGAAGCTGAAGGGCACGTCGGCAGCCGTGCAGCGGCAGATAGACCACCGCATGGAGCGTTACTCGCAGCCTCCTGAGCAGTACCAGCTTGGACGACACACGAAATCGCTGAGCCTTGACGACTGGCTTGACGTGATGGAGGGTGGTGATGATGGCGACACGCCGAGAATACCGCTTCCGATGGAGAAGAAGATTGCATCAAAACTGTAGAATCAATAAAAACAAACGATATGAACGAGAAACAGAAAGAACAGATACGCGAGGCCCTGCGCCTCTATGTGATGAAATATCCGAGCCAAAACAAGGCAGCAGCCAGTCTGGACGGTACGAGTGCGGGCACGGTAAGCTCGGTGCTGAGCGGCAAATGGGAGAATATCAGCGACGACATGTGGCGCAAGATAGCCTCGCAGGTGGGAACCGCCACCCCTGGTGCCTGGCAGATGGTGGAGACCACGGCAGCAAAGGAGATGGCCTATGCGATGACTGACGCCCAGGAATGGAAGAACGTGACCTGGGTGGTGGGCGAAGCCGGATGCGGCAAGACCACGGCAGCGCGGATTTACGAGCGTGAGCACAGCGGTGCCTACTACGTTCTGTGCTCGGAAGACATGAAGCGCAGCGACTTTATCCGCGACATTGCGAAGAAGATAGGTCTGAGGACTGACGGCATGACGATAAGAGACATGCTTGACGCAATCATCGGCGCACTGATACAGACGGAGAACCCGGTGCTGCTGTTCGATGAAGCTGACAAGCTGACGGAAAGGGTGTTCCACTACTTCATAGACCTGTATAACAGGCTTGAGGACAAATGCGGCATCGTGTTTTTCTCGACCTCTTATATCAAGCGCAGGATGAAGATGGGACTGCGTTATGACAAGAAAGGCTATAACGAGATACACTCCAGGATAGGACGCAAGTTCTTCGAGCTGGAGCAGACAAGTCCGAACGACGTTTATGCGATCTGCGTGGCGAACGGGCTGACCGACCGGGGGAAGATAGCTGAGGTGGTGAAGGACGCTGAGCAGTATGACTTCGACCTGCGGAGGGTGAAGAAAGGTGTACACAGAGTGAAGCAGATGGACGCTTGAACGGTGTTCAAATAACATTCAAACGATATGAAAAGAGCGATAAGCGTGAGCGAGCTGCTTTCGATGAAGAAGCAGACCTACAAGCTGAGCGACGAGTGGCGCGAGGCGTTCGGCGAGCCTGAGCGGAACGGAGTGTGGTTCGTGTGGGGTCGAAGCGGAAGCGGCAAGACGAGTTTCGTGCTGAAGCTGTGCAAGGAACTATGCCGATTCGGGCGAGTGGCTTATGACAGTCTGGAGGAAGGTTCGAGCCTGACGATGAAGAACGCCTTTATACGAGCCGGGATGCAGGACGTGGCACGCCGAATGGTGCTGCTGGATGCCGAGAGCATGGAGGACCTTGACAAGCGGCTGTCGAAAAGGAAAAGCCCCGACACGGTGGTGATAGACTCCTACCAGTATACGGGCATGAGCTTTGAGGACTATCTGGCTTTCAAGGCCCGGCATCCGAACAAGCTGCTCGTCATCATCAGCCAGGCCGAGGGCACACGCCCGAAGGGGCGTACAGCGGTGAGCGTGATGTTTGATGCCTCGCTGAAGATATGGGTGGAGGGATATAGAGCCATATCGAAGGGGCGATATTTCGGGGACAAGGGATATTATACGATATGGGCTGAAAGAGCCGAAGAATACTGGAGTAAAGATATAAAGCAATGAGCAAAGATATGAACGACTACCGGCAGGGTGACACGATATACATCCTGCTGAAGAAGATCCAGGCGGAGAGCGTGATGGACGAATGGCTGGAGGGTAACTGGCAATGTGACCTAACGGTACACCGCAGCCAGAAGAACAAAGGGTGTGTGGTGCTGGAGACCACCGACCTGATGTTTGCGGCACGGATTATCCAGTGGCACACTTATGAGAGAGTAACGTATAAGCGACCAAGCAACGAAAAACGATGAGCATGATGGACGATACGATAGAGCAAATCGTGAAGGCGGCAAAGGAAGCCGTGAAGTGCTACGGCGGTGACGACCAGTACATGATTTTTGAAGAGGTGAGCCGCCGTCTGCAGGAAGAAGGCCACACCGCCCTTATGGTGGAATATTTAGGAGAGGAGGTGGTGAACGATGAGCAGTAAGCACCGAATGATATGGCTGACGCCACCAGTTTACGGCAGCAAGGAAGAACGGATCGAGAGCCGAGGATATACTTGCGAATACTGTCATGGTCAGGGCGGTTTTTTAGGCGACCGGAGCAGCCCGAACGACAGCGAATGGAAAATCTGCCCTGTGTGTGAGGGCAGCGGCAAGATGGACGCCGAAGTGACCATCAAGTGGAAACCCAACAAACGAGATAAAGCGAAATGAAGATTTTAGACAACATCAATGCGTGGCTGAGCGCAAAGCGCAAGGCCCAGAGAGCGAGAAAGGCGGCGAAGAAGGCAGCCGAGTTAGTGAGAGAGAGCGAAGCGATAGTTCAGGCTCGCGAGTTTAGCGGTGAGGTGTACGTGTGTTTCAACAACGTGCCTATACTGCCAGCCGACGGGCTGACCTGGGACGTGCCGACGACACTTGCCGTGGCGAGGGAGGCGTGGCTGAAATGGAAAGAAAAGGAGGCAGAGCATGAACCACGTCGATAACTACGGGAAGTTCTACAAGCTGCTGAAGCTGCTTCCCGGCGCAGACAAGGAGACCTTGGTGCGGCAGTTTACCAACGAGAGAACAGAGCACTTGCGCCAGATGACCGACAAGGAGTATGAACTGATGTGCAAGGAAATGGAACGTGTGGCGGGCTACGACGAACGGCGTGCCGCCCTGCTGAAGGCGAAGCGCAAGGCGCGTAGCGGCGTGCTGCACCAGATGCAGCTGTGGGGTGTGAACACGGCAGACTGGGAAGCCGTGGACCGCTTCTGCGAGGACAAACGGATAGCGGGCAAGGCTTTCCGCTTCCTGGACAGCGAGGAACTGGCAACCCTGAACACTAAACTGCGTGCCATGAACCGCAAGAAGAAAGAAAACGAGTAATGAACCCATAAAAAGAAAAGACAATGGAAACAAAGAACGAGACAGTGGACCCCTTGAAGGGTATGACAAAGGAGCAGCGTGCCGAGCTGTTAGCACGGCTGCAGACCGAGGCTAAGAACGACCGCATGGCGAAGCGCGAGAGCTACGAGGCGCTGCGTGGGCAGTTTATGCATGACGTTCTGGGCAGAGTGGAGAACTTGGAAAGTGAGGTTTCGGGCTTCAAGAAATGGCTTGACGACGAGGTGACAGCTTTCACGAAACTCATGCGCGAGTATGGCGCTGTGAAGAACGAGAGCCAGCAGAGCTACACGATCACTGACGGAGACTTCAAACTTGAGGTGAAGTTTAACAAGGCGAAGGGTTTTGACGAGCGTGCGGACCTTGCGGCCGAGCGCCTTGTGGACTACCTAAAACGCTACATGGAGGCGAGCGAGAAGGGCGTGGAAGACCCGATGTACCAGATGGCGATGACGCTTCTGGAGCGCAACAAGACGGGCGACCTGGACTACAAGAGCATCTCCAAGCTTTATGAGCTGGAGGACCGCTTTGACGAGGAGTATGCAGAAATCATGCGTCTGTTCAAGGAAGCCAATGTGGTGCAGGCCACGGCTACGAACTACTACTTCTCTAAGCGCAATCCGGAGAACGGCGTGTGGAGCCGCATAGAGCCGAGCTTCTGCAGGTTGTGATGATGTGCTGGGCCTTTTTGAGCCTTTCTGAGCCTTTGGAGGGCGCAAGATGAAGAAAGCCACCTAAATATGAGCGATTTAGGTGGCTTTTTGATTGCGGTTTAAGGGAAAAAGGTTATTTTTGCAGACTATGAAAAAAGGAAGGAATAAAGAGCTGATTAAGCTGAGGGACGAGGCTCTGTACCGCCGTTACTATTACTGGACGGAGGTGCAGCGCCTACGTTTTGATGATGCCCTGAAGCTTCTTTCAGAACGTGAGTTCTTTATTTCGGAAGAGCGCATCATGAGCATCATCAGACGCAAGTGCAGGGAGGGTGGTACGGTAAACGTGAAGCCCCTGCCGAAGGTGAAGGTGCCGAGACTGACAGCGAAGCAGTTGGAACTATTCCCCACGCTGTGAGAGAAGAGCAGACTCGTCGTGGATGGTGAACGAGAAGATGTACTCATAGACCTTTATGCCGCCGGGCATAGAATAGAAACGTGACTTGGTGCGTATCATCGGCGACATTTCTTTGAATGGGCGGAAACACTGCAATGCTATGTAGAGGTTGTTTGCCATTTGCAAACGCTCCGCCACCTTTGACTCTGTTCCCGATCCGTAGTGCGTATCGTCATAGCAATCGACGGCGAGACGTACAGAGAACTGCACCTGCCCCTTCTGTGCTCCCATGCCGACATTGGTCCAATCGGCTTCGAGATTGCCTATGAGGACGCACGGAAAGGTGACCGGGTAGGCATCTTCCTCAATGCCTGCCTCCAACTGGCCGCAGTCTTCGTCAACGAGTGAGAGACCGGGCATTTTGTTCGTGATGAGTTCGATAATGAGTTTGAACAATTCTTCCATAATGATTTTATTTTTCTGAGTTTAATATCTTGATAATTTCCTGTTTTGTGCGTTCGTGTATCATGTCCTGCAGCTCGCGGCTATCTCCGAGGAACTGTCGCTGCGGGATATGTACGGAGAGTTTCTTCTTTTTTGTGAGAGCGAGGGCACGCCACTTCTGTGCACGTGGATTTGCAGCAGCCTCGTCGGTACGCTTCTTTTTGCTTTTCTTGGAGGCGTTGCGCTTGATGCCCGCCTCGCGATAGAACATGGCCCATGCGAAGCGTCGCATCTTAGGCGTGACAGAGGGGTGCAGCGTTCCTCCCCAGTTGTGTATGGGAGCATATAGCAGGTCGTTTGCCACCTTGACGCGATAGTCTGACGGCGTGTACTTTATGGACGCGAACAGATGGTTGCGTGAGGAAAGGAGCGGTCCATAGCGCGACGCTGCCGTCTTGCCCCCTGCGAGCTGCCGTTGGGTGGTCTGCCAATGGCGCACCCCACCATTGACAAAGGCGCTGATGCGGAAACTGTTCTGGAAGAAGTCCTTTGCCATGCGTCCTGCAATGACGGGGAGGCGTCTTCGCATAAGATGGTCGATTTGCTTGCTATGCGATTTTAGTTGGTTTGAGAAATCCTTTAGTTCCATACCATTGGGAATAAGACGTAAAACAAGAGTGCTGCGATGATGCCGCCGAGAATGGTGCAGAGCCAGTCCGTCCAGTCCCAGAGGTTGCCATTTAGGCGGTCTTTGAGTTCGAGGCACGATGCAGCGACGGCAGCGGCATATATGGCAGCATAGAAAGAACCGGCAAGTGTGGCGACGATGAAGCCACCGATGAGATGCTTGTATCGGTTAGACGCTGCGAAAAAAGAGAAAAATTTGTTCATAACGCTTGTTTATTAAATTATTATTATTACCTTTGCGACAGCTTCAATAAGAAGTTAGCATGTGCTACGGCACGTTGCATCGCGGGGAGGTCTGCAAAGGCTTCCCCGTAGTTATTTTTAGTTGTAGTAGAATTTACGGTCTTTATAGAACAATCTGACATTGCCTTTTTCGTAAATCCAAACCTCGTTGACTTCCTGCCCCGGCAAATGTATTCTTGCCATGACCGCTTTTCGTATGAAACGGTCGGAGCATCCCTTTGTATTATTGAT